TATTTTTTTACCATGTGGCGCGAAGGATACGACTACCCAGCAGACGACGAAGACGATGGCCGCGACTACTACGAAGAGGCCGACGAACAACACGACAAACAACAGGATCAAACCCTAGACCAATGAAAAGACCTATTTGCGTGCGCTCAAGCGTACAAGTAACAGCCCCGCAGTCATTTAATCAATGGCAGCAAGACCTAGCCGAAGAACGCGAGTTCCTACGCCTGATTGACAAAATGAAAATGCACCTAAAGCAAAACCGTGAACGATGAACAATAACGATGAACTAAGGGCGCTGGCTGAGAAGTACGAAATGCATCCAGATCACTTCCACAAAGACCCACGCGGCTTTGTCATTATGACGCGGCGAGGCGTCGAACATTTACAGGCTAAAATAAAGGCCGAGGTTCGATTTTCTACCGTGCCCGAATACTCAGACCCCAAAGATGGAAAATACTGCATTAAAGCGTACGCAAAATGCCAAATAGGCAAGGTAGAAACGTATGGCGAGGCGAGCAAATCAAATAACCGCAATGCGTACCCGATTGCAATGGCTGAAAAACGCGCCTTATCGCGTGCTATTTTGAAGCTTGCAGGCTTCTACACTGCTGGCGTTTACGGCGAAGACGAAATAGACGAATGACGCACGGCAGTTTATTCTCAGGAATTGGAGGCTTTGACCTTGCAGCGGAATGGACAGGCTTCACAAACCTGTTCAATTGCGAGTGGGAAGAATTCCCTCGTAAAGTCCTCAAGCATCACTTTCCAAATGCAAAACAATATGAAGACATTAAAGACTTTGACGCAACTGACTATAATGGACGAATTGACATCCTTAGCGGAGGATTCCCATGTCAACCTTTCAGCGTCGCAGGAAAACGAAAGGGATCAGAAGACGAACGCCACCTGTGGCCAGAGATGCTTAGAGTTATCCGAGAGTGTCAACCCCGTTGGGTCGTGGGCGAGAACGTTCGCGGGCTTGTTAGTTGGTCGGACGGATTGGTTTTCGAAACGTGTTGCTCTGACTTGGAAGCTCTCGGGTACTCCGTTCAATCGTTTATTGTTCCAGCTTGTGCCGTCAACGCTCCCCACAGACGCGACAGAGTTTGGATTGTTGCTCACTCCGACCACAAGCGAGAGGAGCGAACACCCCGACGACATGAGAGCAAGAGCGGAAGCAAAGGGATACAAGAACGGAACCAAGTACAACAGTTTGATGTCTCAGATACTGTACGGAAAAATGCTACCAACACCGACAACGAAGAACGTAACGGGAGGTGCAGTCCAAGTGAACGAGAAAGGCAAGAGGCAGAACAAAGGGGGAACGGAATTTTCAGCGCAGCTGCACGACTTAGCAAAAAGCGGAATGCTCCCGACACCGATAGCGCAAGAGCACGACAAGATAACAGGCAAAGAGAATCAGGACAGCTTGACCAAAAGAGCGAGAACAATGACTGGAAAAACTTCCCAACTGTCGCCCCTGTTTGTGGAGGAAATGATGGGCTTCCCAAAGAACTGGACGGCATTACCTTTTCAAAGTGGCGAAGAGAATCCATCAAAGCATACGGAAACGCCATAGTTCCGCAAGTGGTTTACAGGATATTTCAAAGCATAAAAGATTATGAACCTTGAAGAGTTTTTCGATAGCGTAGAGGCCGACCAAGCCGCACACGTGGAAGACGTAAAAGATTACGCTTTACTGCTGCTCAGCACGTCCACAATGAAAGACGACGATGACGGCCTAGAGGACGAAATAATAGACACTAACCCAACGCCGAATCGCTGGCGTGAAATATTCGAGCGGTTAAAATTAAACCAGTTGCGTGCAATCGATTTGCCCAACTGCTCACAAACAGAATTCACTAAATCATATAAAAAACATGGAATTGATAATTGAAGGAGTAATAACGCGGGTATGTAAACCGATGGAATTCGAAAGCGGCTTTCGTAAATGCACGATCCACGTAACAGTTCAAGATGGCAAATATCCGCAAATCGTGCCGCTGGAGTTTCTGAAAGACGACGTGGACGAAGTCATGGCGTTAGAAGTAGGCAAGACAATTAAAGCACGCTGCAACGTGCGCGGCAAGGAATGGCAAAAGGATGAAACGCAAGAACCGCGCGTATTTCTAAGCTTAGTGCCTTGGAAGTACGAAATTATTGAAGGCGCAGCGCAGCCAGCACCAACCCAACAACCTGCAAAAAATGGGCAAGATTTCGGATTTTGAGCGCTTGCAATACTGCATCATTGTGCTAGGCTATAACAGCAGCGTCAAGTTTGACAATTTCAGCAGCGCACAGAAGTACATGGAGGACTTGAACAGTAAAGGCATTAAATATGAAACAAGAACAGAATACAATCAACCTGCGCCAGTTTATTCGGCAACTGTGGGAAAGTGATCAGCACGCAGCTGACGACCTAGGTGTGAGCTTGCGAACGATTAAGAACTGGATGGCTGTAAACCCTACTGGCATACTGAAGCACAGCACATGGATAGTGCAGAAGCAGGATGTAGAGCCTTTGGAGCTGTTCGATGCGGTTGCCAAAACAATGGAACAGATACATGAAGGGCGGCCAAGGTAAGCGCACGGGCATTTGGATACCGCTAGAGATATGGCAGCTAGACATTGCTGTCATGGATCGCGTGTTGCTATCTGAGGTAGCCAGTTTTGAGGCAAATAATTTGCAATGCTTTGCCACGAATGAACACCTGGGCGATTTAATCGGCATTAGTGAGGACCGCGCACGAAAGATTATTTACAGGCTGATTAATCAAGGACACTTAAAGAGGGGGGTGGTTGCTAACGGACAGGGTGGGCACAAACGGACTTTAGGGTGGGTGTCAACGGACAGGGGGGTGGGCGTCAACGGACTTTTGGGTGGGCGCCAACGGACACATAAAAGAGAATATACAAAAACAATTACTAAACCATTACTAAACCAAGGGAGAAAATTTAAAATTGTGTTGCCTTGGCAATCAGAACCCTTTACAGCCGCATGGTCTGAGTGGCTAGAGTACAAAAAAACAGATCACCGATTCACCTATAAATCGCCTAAAACTGAACAAAGGGCACTAATCAAACTGCAAAATGAGTACACTGACGAAACAGACGCAATCGACGCAATACATAGAGCAATTACGAACGGATGGAAAGGCTTGGTATTTGACGCACCCAAAGGTGGGAGAGCTAACAAGCGCCGAGCGGATAACCTTGAAAGAGATGGCAACAGAGAAAAGCTTGCAGAATTTGCAAGGACTGGACGCATCGCGCCTGACTCTGGAAATGTGCTTTAAAGGCACGAACGTCCGCACGGCATTGGTATGCGATGAAGCACCAACACGGGCCGCGCTGATCGGTATGCTTACACGCTGCGTGAAGTTTGTCGACGCTAATAAGACACTTACAGAGCCTGAACACATAGCAATGACGGTGAATGAGCTTGTACAGCAGTTCCCCACGTTTACCCTTGAAGATTGGCGGCTGTGCCTGTACATGATGGCAAAGGAAAGCTTTGGCGCGTACTACGAACGCTTAAAACTGGCGCAATTCGTGGATTGCTTTACCAAGTACGACCAACTAAAGCAGCCAGTCATTCAAACGATCCGCGACAACGAACGCAAAGACGCTGAACGGATGCAGGCAGAAGCCATGCGGCATTTAAAGCCCGAATACGCTACTGAGGTTAATACAGTGGCCTCTAGGGTACATCCGTCTGATTGGATAGCGGGAGAGAACCGCTTAACGTACACAGAGCGGCAGGAGATGGACGAACGACAGAAAGAAGCAGAGAAATGAACATAAACAACACCAAAGACCGTGTAGAGTCATTGCTGAATCAGCACAGCAAATTACAGGACAGCGATAATATGCTAATTGGATACGTATGGCATTTAGACCTGGCTGACATTGGCATCAGCACTAAACGCATAACGGCAACAGATTTACTGATCCACTTGCGCGATGGTGACCTAACTAGTGCCGAGGCAATCACACGGGCAAGGCGCAAACTTCAGGAAGAAAACCCACATTTAAGAGGTGAAAAGTACGCAATGCGGCACAATGAGCAGACACACGTACAGGAGCAGCTAGGTTATAACACGCAACAAATTCACATGTTCAATGACTGAAATCGAACGCTTCTGGCTTGACCTGATGGACGCACGCAGGTACGCAATTGCAGAAATGTATGGCGATGAATGCGCGAGCAGGTACAATCCGCACCCGATAGAACGCGAATACTTCATTAACAACAAAGGCACGTTTTCAGAGCATCCAAGCGTTACCGATCACACGAAAGCGTTTTGGGTTATGTGCGAAACGCATTACAGCAACCAGCGCGAGGCATACCGCACGAAACTAAGGGCGAACTGGCATAAGGTGCAGCAGTCAACCGAATACAAGAACCGCAAACGTGAACGTGAATTGCTAAAGGATTACATTAGCGAAGCAATTAACGGGAATGCCAAAGAAACGCACACACGCACAGGAAAAGAAAAAGGTCGATGAGTGGTTCAGCAAATTCGTCAGATGGGAAGCGGCAGATATACGCGGAAATTGTACGTGTTACACCTGCCAGCGAGTCTATCACGCAACTAAAATACAGGCGGGGCATTTCCTCAGTAGACGATTCGCAGCCACTCGTTGGAGCACAGATAACGTTAAGCCGCAATGCGTTACCTGCAATCTTTACAGACAGGGAGAACAATGGATTTTCGGCTGCCGTATTGAAAGCGAAAAGCCAGGAAGAACTAAAGAGCTTATGCGAGAAGCGGACGAAGGTAGAAAGTTCACGATACGCGAGCTACGAAACTTACATGAGCATTATAGGACAAAGGCCCTCGACATTGCAGAAACCAAAGACGTACTGCCTAAGCCCAAAGGAACGGGAACAGTTCGACGCGCTAAGAAAGGCAAGACTCGACCTGTTAAGCGTGAACATGGTAAGCAACATCAAGGAACTTAACTACGGCAACAGGTGGGAGGTCTTTAAGCGGATCAGTCGCGAACTTTACGACTTGACTGGGCATCATGGCTACTGTTACAAGTGATGCCTACAATACCACGTAAGCAGACGCCAGACCCTAGGCGCAAAGGAAGAAAGCGAGATAGGCCACAGGATAAGAGGTACTGGACCAGTGCATGGCGCAAGGCGCGGCTGACGTTCATTAAGAATAATCCTGTATGCAATGACTGTGGGCGCGTGGCACAGGTAGTAGATCACATAGAGCCTGTACGTTTAGGCGGTGACTTTTGGGACAGCAACAACTGGCAGCCGCTCTGTACGTCTTGCCACAACAGCAAATCAGGGCGCGAAGCTCACGAGGGGTAGCCCCCTTGACAATCTGAGGCGAAAAGCGTCTGCATCGCCGTAGTAGCAGGGGCGATTTATTTCGTTTTTTTTATCGCGTTTTGGCGTCTAACTTTGGACACATGGACAAACTAACCGCAAAACAAAGCGAAGCGTACCAACGTATCAAGACGGCACTGCGTAGCGCTCGGCATATTGGTGAGCTTGATGAAGACCTGTTAAAAATGGCGGCGTGCCTATCGGTAGAGGTTGTTGACCTGCAAGCTTTGATAGACGAAAAAGGTTACACTTACGAATTCAAAAACAGGGACGGCGGCACGATGACTAAGCACAGGCCCGAACATCAAATGCTGGTAGAGTCAAGATCCAAATACTTGGTAGTCCTAAAGGAGTTAGGCATGACACCAGCAGCACGCAAGCGCATTGATGTGGAGGTAGAGCTTGATGACGAACTAGAGAAGCTGCTAACGTTTAAAGATGCATGAAGGCGAAGCGCATCAGTACGCGCTGGATATAATCCAAGGCAAAACAACTGCAAGCAAGTACACGCGCAAAGCGTGCGAACGTTACTTAAAAGATTTAGACACAGCCGAAGAACGCGGCTTAGAGTTTAGGCCACAAACCGCGCAGGCTTACATTACATTTTTTCAAAAGGCAATTCGTCACACAGTAGGCGAATGGGACGGCCAAGCGTTCGATCCGCTTCCTTGGCAAAAGTTTATATTGTGGAATCTTTACGGGTGGTTTCGTGAGGACGGCACTAGACGTTTCAACTATGCTTATATTACGGTTGCTCGCAAGAATGGTAAAACGACACTTATGGCAGGCTGTGCGCTCGCTGCTCTTTTCTTTGATCAGGAAAAAGCTGCCGAGGTTTATTTTGCAGCAACTAAAAAAGACCAGGCAAAGATCGGATTTGACGAAGCGCAGAGGATGGTTCAAGTTTCGCCGCCGCTCAGAAAACATCTCAAAGCAGGAAAGCACGACATTAAAGCGCCGACGCTCTCGGCGCGATGCACGTACCTAAGCGCAGACCGCGATACGCTTGACGGCTTGAACATACACTTTGCAGGCATTGACGAATACCACGCGCACCAAACCGATGGCGTGGCAAACGTGCTGCGTTCAGGAATGCAGGCACGCCGTAACCCGATGCACCTCACAATTACAACAGCAGGCTTTAATCGTGAATCGCCATGCTACGAATTACAAAAGACTTGCAAGGAAATACTCGACGAGGTTAAACATGACGACTCGCAATTTGCCATCATATATGAGTTAGATGATGATGACGACTGGACCGACAACAGCACATGGATAAAAGCAAACCCGTCATTGGGCACAGCGCTGCGGCCTCAGTTACTAGACAGTCAATTACAACAGGCTATCAATGT